TTGTGTTCGCGGTTGCGTTTTGGAACAATGTCAGATACTGCACAATGGAGGTTTGGAACTAATACATTAGGTGAGGACAAGTTCCTCTATACTGCATCCACTCTAACAGGTTACCCATTAGAAGAAGATGTAGAAGATGGTGTTGTTTACGGGCCTTCTAATGAGTATGAAGGAACGCTTTCGCCTGTTAATGTTGATACCGCACAACTTGCTTCCGACCTGTTAGATGACATACAGACATCATCACACGTAGTGGCACAACGATTAAGAGCAGCAGCAACGGATGACAGCGTAGGTAGTATAGTTACAAGCACATTGGGCGCACCATGAAAGCAGACCATACTATAATTACCATAATTTACAATCTCTAAACCATGCCAGGAGTAGGATTCATAAGGCCAGCAGGGAGTGGAGGAGTAGGTGGAGGTTCTGTTTCAGTGGAAGTATCCAATGCATCACCAAGCATAGGCGATACGATTACAATAACAGCAACAGCAAGCGGTTACACGCCCGACAGTTATCTGTTCTTTGCTTACAATACTGTTACCGATGAAATGGTATTTCTTGCTGAACAGGCAAGCAATTCATTTAATTGGAATGTATCTGGAGTATTCGCTGGTAACTATGAATTGTATGTGTTAGGAGTTCAAAATGGAACTCCCGACATTACATCATACGGATTTGAATCCGTTACAGTTTTAAGCAATTATCTATTAGACACAGCGGAAGGAACAGGTGCTAACTTTGCATTTGCATTTTTCAAATTACGAGCGGCATACACGGGCGAGGCAGCATTGATGAGACGCTCAAGCGACAACGCACAAAAAGCATTTTATTTTGATTCTAACGGTGTGTTGAGCTTATTGAGCGAAGACGGAAGTGGTACAGCATTAGGTGATTGGATAGGCGGTGATGACGGTTACTTGGTTACAGGTTATTCTCAGGACACTTTCGGTGTTACATTCACAGCTTCGAACGCAGCAGACCAGCAGCGTGTAATAGTTAACGGTGCATTGGTTGACCTTAATGGTGCTGTCGCAATGATAGGTGATACTGACATTTATGTTATAAGCACTTCATTAACGGTAAATTCAGCGTTTGTAGTATCTAAGAACGATGGGCTGAATCTGGTGAACACAGTTTTTGGAGGAAATCAAGACAACTTCAATTTTGGCGGTACAGTAAGTGGAGTTACAGGTATAGGAATGTTTGATGGGTCAACAAATGTACAAACATCAACAGAGGATCTGAACCCACATTTAGCATCATATTTGACTGATACAGGTATATACGTTGATGGGTCATTAGGAGTAAGTGGAACTACAACAGACCTTACAATAACAAGGGTTGCGGGCAGGTCTGATTTATCATCAGGTATTAACGGAAAAATAGCTTGTATCGTTTCTTACTCAACCGATAAAACAGCAGACCGAGCGGCAATCGAAGCAAACATTGACAGCAACTTTACACCAAGCCTATTACCATGATGCTACTACCATTTGACACAAAAGAAGCGGCAGACGAACGCAACAGTTTTGAAGCGTTCAAACGAGGATGCCAGCCGCCTACCATCTACTGGTGGTCAAATCCTATTGAGTACAACGGACAATGGTGTTTAGATGTACTTGATGGAGACGGGCTTTCTGAGGAAGAGCTGAGCAGATGTATAATAGTTGAAGAACCATGAAAGCAGACCACACCATAGACGATTGGGGAGTATTCAAGGATGTAGCCCTGAAGTTCTCGGCAAACTTTACTGACGTAAAGATATGGGCGTTCACGTTCGTCATAACACCACTGTTCGCGTTCACGGAGAAGTACCTCTTCGCTGATTGGGAGTTTCTAAAGTGGCTCGTTACGTTCATGATGGTTGACCTTGTGACAGGTATAGCAAAGGCGATCAAGAACAAACACGCTGTCACATCATACGGGATACGCAGGACGGCAGTGAAGGCGTTACAGTACGGAGCGTTCCTCATAGTCATACACGGACTTGATAGTTTTGAGGTTAAGGGAGAGCAGGTCGAACTGTTCGGGTGGATCGTCATATGGGCGTATTCGTTCCTGATGGGAACAGAGGGAAAGTCGATACTTGAGAACATTGTGGCACTTGATGACAGGTTTGATGTTTCAGTGTTGATAGAAAAAATAAAGAAGGTATTTGAGAAGTGAAAAGAAAGTTTGGTGTGAACTTGTTCCTGTCGAGTGTGACAAAAAATGCTTGAAAACTGGAAACTGTTCACATAAGGGAAGAGAGCCTAAAAAGAAAGATAGAAATGAAGATTCATATTGACAGATCATACAGAGAAAAGCAGACCTTAGGGCATGCCTATCTTCAAGATGTTGATGGGAATATTCTATTTCAATTCAAGACATTGGAACTTCCATGGAAAAACAATCTAAGGAATGAATCTTGCATTCCAGAAGGAAATTACAAGGCCAAGATAAGATTCTCTAAAAAGTACAGCAGGCATCTGCACATACAGGATGTAGAAGGAAGATCTCTCATATTGATCCATTGGGGTAATTATGCAGGGTCTTTGAATCCCAGAACAGGACGTCCGGATATAAGAGGATGTATACTTGTGGGAAGAGAACACAAGGATATAAACAATGATGGGATCACTGACATTACTAACTCCAAGAATACATTCAAAGCTATCATGGCTGTTGTTCCGGAAGAGATAGATGTTGAGATATGTGGTAACGGTAAAACAAGCTTTAACAACTAATAAAAAAATATTTTTACTATTGTAATAATATTGACATTAGTTTTAATTACTTTTACATTTTATTGATCTATAAGGAATCGTATGCTGAACAATGATATAGTAAAACATCTTCTAAGTACGTTCCTACCGTACCTGATAGCATTCCTACTTGGAGTAATAGTTGCGTGGAAAGGGTGCGGTGACACAAGCGGTAAGCCTGTTACCACTATCATCGAAAAGCCAGTTCCTACAATTGAGTACGTAGATCGTTGGAAATATGACACTCTAAGATTTGTAGAATGGCGTACCGTACATGATACTGTACATGATACCGTACATGATATAAGATATATCAATACTTACGACAGCGTTCTTGTAATAGATACCGTTAAGATAATAGAGTCTTGGCTTACTGAGGTAGTGCACTATGACACAACTGCACCAGTTGGAGGTGGTGCACTTAGACTTCAATGGCAGAACTACCAGAATGTAACTGAGAATTTAGTAATTGATTATTTACCTAAAAAAGTGGTAGGTGCAAATTTTGCACTCGGCATGCATGCCAAAGTAGGTCTGATATCTGACTTCAATACACAATACACTCCTATGATAGGAGCAGGTATCAACCTCAAAATAAAAAACAATTACCTGTCTGCTGACTATGGATATCTTCAGCAGCATTATGTGGGACTTACCTATGGAAGGTATCTCTTGAATTTTTAAATCAAATTAAATGGAATCAACAGAACAACTTGGACTGCAGGCCTTAAGCCAACTCCTCAGAAGGGTTACAGGTTTAAAGGGATGTAGATATGTGGACAATGCAACAGTTTATCCAGGAGGAAAGTTTGCCTCCATAGTAGTATTGGCAGATGCTGTAATAACTTCTGCAACTACTTCAAGTGGAGCAGATCTTCTTGCTCTATGGGGAGCCGGTAGCAACACACTTCCTGCAGGAACTTATCTATCAGTGGACTCAAACGATCCGGGAGCAGCAGTAGCTATTACTTCTGGAAGTGTTATGGTATATTACGAATAAGAAACATCATTAATGTCAGAAACTGTTTTAGAGGATCAGATCTGTGACTTCCTTGTAGAACGTAAAGGATATCTTAAGTCACTCAGAAGAGTGTCAAAGAAATTCAATGCGCCTATGGAAGTTGTAAGAAGGTCTGCAAAGAGGGCAAGAAAACAGATATCCAAAGAGCATAATAACTATGCTCCGGAAGGTATGAAGGTCAAATCTGCCTGGCAAGGAGGGTCAGGCGGTGAGATGAGATACAGTTATGAAAAGGAAAAGGGTAATGATATTGACCCTAAGGAACTGAGAAAAGAGATATTGGAATCTCTTACAAAAAGTATCAAACCTCATAAACTCAGACCTATTAAAGGATCATCCAATCAAAAGGGATTGTTCCTTTTTACTTCTGATAAGCATGTAGGAGCTCATACAAAAGAGTCAAGCATCTATCAGAATCAATATGATGAAAAGGTGTTCACGGACAGAATGATGACACTTCTTGCAGAATGCCAGCATCAGAAGAAACTACATGGTAAGTTCGATACTCTGGTATTCATGGATCTTGGAGATCCTTTGGATGGGTACAACGGTCAGACCACCAGAGGAGGTCATGACCTGCCTCAGAATCTTACAAGCAGAGAACAGTTCGATGTGTATGTAAAGGTACATCGTATGTTCTTTGACAGACTTGTTGAGATGGACATAGCCTCGAACATCAAGTTTGTGGCAGTTACAAGCGATAATCATAGTGGAGCTTTTGGTTATTGTGCAAACAGAGGAGTTGACATCTATCTTGAAGTAAGGCATCCTGATGTGGAAAGAATGGTCATAGACAAGTTCCTTGATCATTTTACTTATGGAGATCATACCTACATAGTGACACATGGTAAGGATGAGGAGGATCTGAGATCAGGACTCCCTCTTAGAATAACACCACAAGTGGAAAACTACATTAACGACTACATAAATGTAAAGGGCATAAGCACTCCTTACATTCACTTCGTTAAGGGAGATCTTCATCAATCAAGCGTAGAGTACGCAAAGAGGTTCAGGTACAAGAATGTGATGAGCATGTACGGATCCTCTAAATGGATACACACTAACTATGGTTCTGGAACAGCCGGTGTGGACTTCGAGATAGTTGAGAAGTTCGGATCAAGGATATCTCAGGACAGAATACTATTTGAATGACACTCAACGAAGCAGTTTATCAGATATTGGAGGTTGCCAACCCCAACCGTTCAGACGATGACGTCATAGATACAAGGTTCATTAAAGCCCTCATTCACACGAAGAGGGCTCACTTCATTACAAATGAACTGAACAAGAACCGTATAGCATCGCCTGCTCTGATGCAGGACATCAACTGTCTTGAAATGGAAATGGCCGATGATGCGGAGTGCTGTGATTTTCAATCAGGGTGTACCGTTCTCAGAAGTAAGCTTGAGATCCCTATGCCTATTGCACTTCATAACAGACTTGCAATAGAACGTATAGGACCTGTATCTGCAGGACAGCCGGGATACTCTCTTATGCCTTATGAGAAGGCCATTTACTTTGGCAATGGAAGGTATAACAAGAGTGGTATGGCAGCCTATGTCAGAAACAACCGTGTGTATGTAGTATCTAATCTGCCTACCGCTCTCATAGATCTGATATCTGTAAGAGGGATATTTGAAGACCCTTCGGAACTGCAGTCATTCACATCATGCTCAGGAAGTCCATGCTACAGTGATGATAACAAATATCCTATTGACAGTAGAACATGGGATTACATCAAAGAGGAGGTGATCAGTAAGGACATGGCAAGGATACTTGGAATGCCTCAGGATCTTGAGAATGATGCTATGAACTTCAAAGAGCCTGCACAACCGGTAAGAAGAAGTTCACTTGAAGATCTGATGTCCCAACAACAGAAACAACA